GCGCTTCTGTAGTGCTCGGCCAGCCAAACGTGGGGCGCTGCCATGGCTTTTGATCTTGGCCAGGTGTGCGTGGTCATCGCAGTAGGCGGCGTTGCGGTGCAGCGTGTTGCAGCCTGCGTGACGACAGGGCTTCTGTGGGCGCTGCGGCATTCAGTGGCTCACTCAACGGTAGCGCGCGGCCAGATCGACCGGGCGTAAGCCAGAGCACCAGCGTGGGCATGGTCTTCTGGCATGATCATGGGGAACGGTGGAAAGCCTGGGACTGCGACGTACCAGGACTTTTTTACTTGCTCTGACTGCGCAGGATCTGGGCGTCGACCTGGTCCGCGCATGTGTCGAGGAGGTTCACGGCCCTGTCCTTCAGCGTCCACAAATCACCATTCAATGCCAAGTCTTCATCAGCCGTACTGATGCGCTCACACGGCACAAGCTCAGGGGGTTCGAGCCTTACCGCCGTTGTCTTTACCACCAGTGGCTGCGGGCTTGCCGCGCAGGCCGTCAGGCAAAGGCTGAGCAGCCCAGTCACGAACAGGCTTGCTGGTGCGCTTGAGTTGTTCAAAGTCTTTCCTCGCCTTCAGGGCTTTCTGTTCGCTGTCCTTCAGGCGCTTGGCCAGGTCAGCCTGATAGTCGGCATTGCGCTTGGCCTCTGCCCGCAAGTCAGTGATCGTGGCCTGACTTTCCTTGTTGGCGGCAACGGCGTCCCGGGTGGCGTCGGTAGCAATGGTGATCTGCCCCTGTAGGGCAATGACTCGGTACTGCTGAATCCCGACCAGAAGCAGCGCGACCAGCGCGACGATCAACGCAACGGCGAAAGCCTTCATAGCGTGTCCGCCTTGCGGCCCAGGAAACGGGTGACCAGCTCTCGTATCGCCGTGACACCAAGGAAACCAATGGTGCCGCCGGCGGCGACTGACAGGCTCGAGGGCCATGCCATCCATTCGATAACGCTGCTGGCAGACAGGCTCAGGCCACCACAGATCAGCGCTTCGAACACAATCCGGCGTGTACTGGTCTCCTTGGCGTCGTACAGAACACGAAGGGCCGAGATAAGGATCGCCATGATTGCGCCCTGCCAAAGTGGGTTCGAAAGAGCGACCCAGAGCGCGGCCCACGTATCTGGCTTTTCAGGCATGGTTGGCATCCGGTGTCCTCCCTTTCGGGGAGCTATAAACGAAAAGACCCCAGCGAATGCTGAGGCCTGGAATGGTTGTGCGTGTCTTCCCACGCTGCCCAGCATGACCGCCCCGGAGCAAAACGAGGTGTGAGGGCTTCATGCCTGCCGGTGTTCTTTCGTGACACGTGACGACCGGCTGTACCGTGTGCAGATCCACCCGAAGGTCCGCTCTGCCTGCGCCTCAAAAACGCAAAAACCCGGCGCAATGGCCGGGTTCTTAAGTCTGGTGCGTGCTTGCTGTTACAGCTTTCGCAGCATGGAGTAAATCGTACAACTGCTGTAATCCACTGTCAACGATATGTTTTACATATCATTCATGCCGCCTCGAGCACGGCAGACATTCGGCCATCAAGCCATGACTCCCCAGACTTCACCAGCTCGGCGGCCTTCATATGGGTGCAGCCCAGCAGCAGGCCCAGCTTGCGATATGTCAGGCCGTCGAAGCGGTAGTAGTGCCACACCGCATTGAAGCAATCACGGTCCCGCTCCCGCAGCACTGACAGCATGCGGTCTACCCACATCGCCTCGGCATCGTTGATGGCCGGCGTGGGCAACTGGTCGGTGGCCACGTTGTCGCGCATCAGCGCATAGGTCGGGCAGACATAGCCGCCGATCCCGGCCTGGATGCGGGTCCATATTCCCCAATGGGTGAGCAGGTAGCAGCTGCTGACGTTCCGCATATCAATCCCCTGTGAAGTTCGCTGCACCGGCACCGCGCCGGTTGTTCTGTTCGTATTGCTGCTGCGGGCCGCCCTGGTGCCCGGCTCTGGCCAGGTCTCGAGCCATAGCCCGCAGCTTCATGTTCAGTTGCAAGACCAACTCGGGCAGCTCCAGGACCTGGCCGGTTTCGGCACAGACCCAGCCCGAGGCATTACAGGCTGCGCAATCCATCTGGTGGAACAGCCCCTTTACCAGCCCGCTCCCACGGCAATCGGCGCATTCCCGGAGTGGGCGCATCGCCTTGCGGAACGCTGGGCCATGGCTCTTCTTCACCGCGCCTCCAGCAACTGCTTGTGCACTGCGTGAATGTCATCACCGTCGAGGCAGTCGGCGGTGTCCCTGATCACGTGTTGTTCGCCCGACGTCATCCGGATATCGAGCACCCGCCAACCATTGGAGCTGCGGATAACCATCGAGCTGACTTCGGCCGGATTCACGGCGAGGCCGGTGCGGCGCTCGAGCAAAATCATCATTTTGAAACCTCGCCTATGGTGGTGTTGGCAACCGCGCTAGAGGCCACGTATTCCGTGGGCTGTAGCGACTTATCAGAATCTTCGAATCTAAAGCCGGTCAATGCGTGAATGAGGGTCATGCCCTTCTCGTCTAGATGGGCGTGCCACTTCTCCAAGGCGTCGCGCTTGCGGTCCATCACGCCGGATTGGACGTAGACCTTCACGTTGTGGCCCATGGCATGGTTGATCAGCAGCTCACCAATAAGGTGGTCGATTCCGATATCTGCCCAGCAGGTGCGAGCGAGCTTTCGCAGATCGTGGCTCGTCCATTCACCCTTGCCGACCCGAGAGAACACGGCACTGGCCCTGCCCTCGCTGAGACCTTCACCGGCCCGGCCTGGGAACAGGAACTGCCCGTCGTAGCCTTGGGCCTGCTGCCGCTCCCGGTACCACATCAGCAGGTGCCGAACCTGTTCAGTGAGGGGCAACTGATGCTCGACACCGGTTTTGGTGTGCTCGCCCGGGATGAACCACTCACGCTCTGCCAGGCTGATGTGTGACCAGCGGGCTTGCCGGGTTTCACCGATGCGCGTGCCGTGGCAGAGCATCATCATGGCCAGCATGCCGTCATGCGGGTTCACCGCGATCACGGCCGCTAGGCTCGCCAGCAGTTCCTGCAACTGAGTGCCGCGCAGCCGCGACGGCTTGATCCCGACCTTGGCCGTCGAGAAGTCCTTGAACTTGATGTCCTTCATGGGGTTTTCCGAGATCAGCCGGAGCTTGAATGCCTGCCGGAAGGCCAAGGCCAGCAGTTGGAACACCGACCGCACATAGTCGATGGAGATGCTTTCCTGTAGCGGCCACATCAGCTCACTGTCGAGCGTGGCCTTGTCGATGCTGGTCAGCGGCAGATCGCCCAGGCGTGGGACCAGGTGGCACTTGATGGCCGAGGCGCCGGTGTTCTTGCGCTTGTCGGAGAGGTTGCGGTCCCGCGACATGCGATCGGCGAACCAGTCCAGCAGCTCACGGGTGGTGACCCACTTGGACAGTGTCGACCCGGCACCGGCATCGAGGCGCAGGCGAATCCCCGGCAGTGCCGCGACGACCTGCTTTGCCGTGAGGTCGGGAAAGCTGCCGATCAGATTCCACTTGCCCCGCAGGACCAGGTACCACGACGCCCGGGCGCGATCCTGCGCGAAGCGCAGATACAGTCCACGGTTCTCGATATCCCGCAGATCCCGGACAGTACCGGCCGCCTGCCGCTTGATTACGGCGTCGGTAATCTTGAGCGCCGCGGTACTCACGCTGCCACCGTCTTCGGCAGCCGGAGATATGCCCGCAGCGCCTCCATTGCGTCGAAGTGCCCACGGCAAACAACAGCCAAATAGCCCTGGCCATTCAGCGCCTGGATGAAAGCGTGCTGGTTCGCCGACACTTCCGCATCGTTGGGCGGCGTGGCCTTGAATTCGATGTATAGTCCGAAATACCCGCCACGGGCCATGGGCAAGATCAGGTCCGGCACCCCGACCTTCACGCCCTGCTCTTTCAGCTTGATAGCCACCAGCTTGTGCCGATGCCCGCCGTTGGGGACGTGGAAGATCAGGCGATGCACCTCGGGGTAGCGCAGTTCGATCTCGCGCATCAGGGCGGCCTGCTCCAGGCCCTCGCGGTCAACCGGCTTGGCGCGGGCGGGTTTCGGCTTCCAGGTCGTGAGCGCCGTTGTCATGCTGCAATCACCCGCTCGCCCACCAAGATATCGATGGTTCGCACCATCCCCTCGAGGTGCATGACCCTGAGCTCGTCACTGCTGAAGTCGGTCTTACGACGGCCGTCCACCGCGTCGTGACATGAGCTGCACGCCCAGGCGCCCTGCAGGTCGTTCGGCTTGAGGCCAACACCACAGCGGGTGCCGGACATGCGGAAATGAGCCAGCACGGTGGTTTCCGGATTGCCGTTGCAGACGCCCGGCACGCGGACTTGGCATTCACGGCCACGGGCTGCTTTGGTAAGTTTTGTCTGCTTCATGCCAGCAGTTCCTTGGGGACCGACACGGCATCGCCAAAGGCAGACGCGACAACGGCGCGGCATGCGCTGGTGAGGTGATTGGCGCCCGTCCCTGCCCCTGACTGCTCGTTCAGGCCGGTGACAGCAAAATAGTGATCTGCGTAGATACCGAAGCCGAGACGATGTTTATCAATCAGCGGGCCGCCCTGGCTCCAATCACTAGACGGGGAATACTTGGCCTGCGAATAGCGCAGGTCATAGCGAACACGCCAACCATTCCCGTAAGCAGGGGCAGCGAGTACCACCTTGATGCCCTCGGCAAATGCAACCGCCCAATCAAGCGCTGCCCCTTCCAGATCACACGTGTTGCAGGTAACCAAGATCGGCTCTTTCATTGGGCGCTCCCTGAGCGTTTGGCGCGAAGCTCGGCAAGGGCTTTCTTGCCAACCTCTACGGTTGAGGACTTTCCAGGCACTGCTATCTGGGCAACGGGCACCGGTGGCATCTCTTCGCCGCGCCAGATCTTCCGGCACTGGTCCTGATACTTCTGCTCGAATCGAACAAGACCAAGCTCCCTGGGAAGTGTTTGCAGGCTTAGAAAACCGGCGGCCGCCGCCGCGTGATAAATCGCAGGGTGAAACCACTTACCGCGACCTTCCATGCCAGGGTGAGAGTTGCGCAACGCTTGCAAATACGCGGTCTCAACGCTCGGCAACCCCAGGCCCTCCGGCGCGAAACACCAACTCACGAACACGCCCGGAGCCGGCACGAAAGCGGACTTGCTGGCACTGACCATTCGCATTCCGTGACGTAACTGATCCATGGATGTGATGCCAGAGCGCATGAACTCCGCCAACCACTCGAGCTTCGAAGCGTCCATGATTGTTTGATTCGGCCAGGACTGACGCCAAGCGCCGCAGGCGCCCTGAAGCCGGAGGAACAGTTCGTCGATGATTTGCTGGGTGGCAGGATCGATCTCGACCTGTACCGCAGGGGCAAAGCTGTAGGTCGGGTCAGCCTGACGATGCTCAACCAGGTAACCAGCGCGGATTGGACCACTCACAGCGTCACCCCCTTCGCGGCCCAGTTGCTCGGCGCCGGTGTCTCGTTCTCGACTTCAACGGCACCCTGGGCTCGCTCACGGACAAACCAAGTCACAAGACGACGGCACCATCCCGCTGCTGTGTCCACGGTGTCGGGCTTGGCGGCGAAGAAGCCCATGAACGACTTGACGACTGAGTCAGGGATTTCTGTCGGCTTGACCCCGGCAATCTGGGCTTGGGCGATCAGGTAGCGACTGTCCGGCGACCAGGTGGCGTGCATCGCATACCGCTGACGGTTGTCCAGATCGTCGATGGCCTGCCGATCCTGATGGCCGATCAAGTCCGAAACCTCGCGCTGCAGCTGCTCTTCGGTTCCTTGATGGTTCAATGGTGTATTGGGTGCAGCTGCTGCACCCCGTTCTGCGTTTTCCTGCACCCCGTTCGGTTGTGAGCTGCACCCCGTGCGGTCATCTGCACCCCGATCTTT